CCGACACGTTGGAGGAAATCGAAAAGAAACTCTTCCGGGTGTTCAACCAATGGATCAAAGCCAAGGCGCGCTTGCGGCATGTGAATCGGAAGTTGGATGAGATTCAACTAGTCAATTTCAATACAAACTAATCTAGTTCAATCTAGATACATGGGCGCGTCGAATCTTTGACGCGCCTTTTTTTTCGCTCTAGATTCCCGCGCAATGATATCTGAGACGCGCAGACGATTGAAAGAATGGGGGGTTTGGGCCTGCGGCGGTGACCCGTCCGTGTCATCGATGTTCAAAGTGATGTTTGGTCGCGGCGCGCAAAACTTGACGGAAATGCCGCAGCATATTCAAGAAATCGATCATCTCATCTGTATCGCCCCGCCCGACATTCGCGCCATCCTGATCAAGTTCTATACAGCGGGTGGCACCATCCAAGACAAAGCTATCTCACTGGGGATTAACCGCCGCACTCTCATGCGACGCGTGGATCGTGCCGACTGGCATGTCAATGCCGCTCTAGACAGCGCGCCCGTGAAAGAAGTACATTCGCGCCAGAATGAGTTTGGTGTCAGTAAACACCCACTCCGTTCCACCCTACTCACCATCTAAGGATTGCCACCATGGCTTACAACGAGAATCGTGCGTCCACGAAAGGCGAAAGCCGCTCGCATGGCAAGGGTTCAGAGACCGTCAAGGAAATCGAACACGTGGGCGGCAGTGGTGAACACTGCGTCCGCTTCAAGATGCCAAAAGATGTGACTGACCACTCCAAGGTGCGCGGTACCTTAAAGGAGTAACCCCATGCCGAAGATCGCGTTTGACCCGCGCTCCAATACCAAGAGCGGTGCGCCGCGCCAGCAACCCTATGACAAAGCCCATGGCGCAGCGCTGGTGTCTCAGGTTAAGGGCAAGGGCTATGACCCCGGTGGTGTGCAGTTTCGCATTGGGGACAATCAGGCCAAGGTCATCGACCAAGATGCGATGCCCAAGTAATGCCTGAACTGCAAAAAGGTGAATCCCTAAACGCCTTCGTCGGCAAGTACATGGGATCAAAGGAGGCGCGCAAGTCCTTTCCGAAGGCGAAGCAGCGCGCAGCGGTCGCGTATTCTGAATTTCGCGGTAAAAAAAAAGCGGCCAAGTCGGGTAGCGCCAAGCTAGATGCCAGGAAGGCGAGTGAGATACGTCAGCGGCGGCAAGCCGGGGAGTCGCTTGATTCGCTCTCGCGTTCATTCGAGATATCGAAGGCCATGGCATCCAAGGTAGGGCGCGGCGAAGCGTGGAAAGAAGGTGAACGTAAATAGCGATGGCGCACGGGTAACCAATGCGACGATCACCCGCATACCGGGGGACGCGACATTGCGCCCGTTGCGTGATGGGTTGATCGTCGAACCCTTGGACTGGGAACCGTCCAAGATTTTGAACGTGGTGTACATGGGGCATCCGTTGCGCGGGGTTGTGCGTGCTGTCGGGCCCGGTGGCTATCGCTTGAAATACGACGGTCGCAAGGGAGTGCGAACCCGTTCGTGGGAGTCGAATGTGTTCATTCCCATGGAGTTAAAGGTCGGTGATGTGGTGGAACTGGGTGGCTTGGAGCTACGCGGTTACCTTTTCGAATCCTTTCTGTGGGGCGACAAGCGTTGCATCCGCTGTCGCCAAGAAGACGTGGCAATAGTCCATGGCTAACAACGCAGACAAGATCAAACCCCATGCGTGGGTCAAAGGCAAGAGCGGCAACCCCGGTGGTAAAGCCGTGGGTGCGCGCAATCGCTTACAAGGCAAATTCTTGCATGCGCTTGCGGATGACTTCGAAGCGCATGGCCGTCAAGCGATTGCCAATGCCCGCGAAGCTGATCCTTTGGGTTACGTGCGCTGTATCGCCTCATTGATGCCGAAACAGTTCGAGAAATCCTCCCCCCTGGAAGACCTCACTGACGATGAACTTTGCGCAGGAATTGAATTCCTTAAGTCCAGACTTTCTATCTCGGTTGGAGAAGGAGTGGGAGAAACGAAGGTCCCGCAACAAGCTCGCCGCCTACCAGCCCTATCCGAAGCAGATGGAATTCCATTCGGCGGGGCTGGACTATCGGGAACGATTGTTGATGGCCGGGAATCAGTTGGGCAAGACTCTCGCGGCGGGCATGGAAACGGCCATGCATCTGACAGGGGACTACCCTAGTGGTTGGCCTGGACGGCACTGGCGTCGCCCGGTAGTCGGGTGGGCGGCGGGGGTCACGGGCGAATCAACACGGGACAATCCGCAGCGCATCTTGCTTGGGCGACCCGGTGAGTTTGGAACCGGTGCGATACCGAAAGATCGGATACTTGATCACACCGCAAGCCGTGGGTTAGCCGATGCCCTGGACACAGTTCACGTGCGGCATGCGAGTGGTGACATTTCGACCCTGCAATTCAAAGCCTACGAAAAGGGCCGCGAAAAGTGGCAAGGCGAAACCCTTGACTACGTGTGGTTCGATGAGGAGCCCCCGGAAGACATCTACACCGAAGGCTTGACGCGCACCAATGCGACCGGTGGCATGACCTACATTACGTTCACGCCGTTACTTGGTATCACAGGGGTCGTGCGCCGCTTTATCTTGGATAAAGCTCCTGGTACGCACTTCACTCAAATGACGATAGACGATGCCGCGCACTTCACCGATGAACAGCGCGCCGCGATTATCGGCAGTTACAAAGCGTGGGAAGTCGATGCGCGAACCAAAGGCATTCCACAACTCGGGAGTGGGCGCGTGTTCCCAGTCAATCAAGATGACCTTGCCATCAAGGCATTCCAAATCCCTGACCATTGGCCACAAATCGCAGGGCTGGACTTTGGCTATGACCATCCTAGTGCGGGAGCGCGACTCGCTTGGGATAGAGATAACGATATTTTGTATGTAACCGCGACCTATCGGGCGCGGGAGCAAACCCCGGTGATGTTTGCCGCCGCCGTGCGCTCATGGGGCGGGTGGTTGCCTTGGGCCTGGCCGCATGACGGCTTACAGCACGACAAGGGGTCGGGTGAACAACTCGCGAACCTGTACCGCGAACAGGGACTCAATTTACTTCGTGTGCGCGCCACCTTCCCGGATGGCAGCAACGGCTTGGAAGCTGGCGTAACGGAGATGCTAGACCGCATGCAAACCGGTCGCCTCTTCGTGTTCGAACACTTGGCTGATTGGTTTGAGGAGTTCAATTTGTATCACCGCAAAGAAGGTCTGATCGTGAAATTGAACGATGACCTTATGTCGGCGACGCGCTACGCAATGATGATGCGCCGCTGCGCCGTGCCGCAAACCCGAATGATTGCGGCTCCTAAGTTCGAAGTCGTAAGCCGTTTTGCGCGCCCCGATGGGCTTGGGTGGATGCAATGATTATTGGCAACCAATCGATTCCTATTGCGATCAATTTCGAAGGCACCGCGAAGCTTGAAATGATCGATGAGCGGTTCATTCGCATCACGATGCCGTTCAGCAAAAAGGTCATCGCTGTGTATTGGTCGCGCATTGCGCCGAACTATTGGCGCATTAGATTGGGTTGGATGGTCTAGTGTCAGCGGTCCCGCGCATGCTCGATGAGCCTGCGGTCACTGACTCTGAAATTGTCAAAGAGTGTTTAGAGCGGTTCAAGATTGCTGAATCGATTGAAACGGATAATCGCTCACGCGGGGTCAAGGCTCTTGAGTTTCGTGATGGCCATCAGTGGCCCGATGACCTTTACAATCAACGCAAGATCGATAAGCGCCCAAGTCTTACGATTAACCACACGAATACCTTCGTCAGGCGTGTGGTCAATAACATGCGCCAGCAAAGGCCGCGCATTAAGGTCCACCCCGTGGGTGATGGGGCAGATATCGGCAAGGCGGATGTTATATCCGGTCTCATTCGCCACATCGAGAACATGTCGAATGCATCCATTGCGTATGACACGGGTGGTGAGTCGGCGGTATCGATAGGTTGGGGTTACTGGCGGGTACTGTCCGATTACACTGAACAGGACAGTTTCGATCAGGAATTGAAAATCATTCCGATTCGAAACGCCTTCACTGTTTACTTTGATCCGGCATCGGTGATGCCTGCGGGTGAGGATGCTGAGTGGGTCATCATCACGGAAAAGATGAAACGCGAGGACTATAAGCGCGAATACCCGGATGCGACCAATGTGGAATTTCAACGCTCGGGAAATGGCGATAACACCTCCGAATGGGAATCGAAGGATGAGATTCGCCTAGCTGAGTACTACCGCATACGCAAGACCCAAGACACGCTGTATCGCATGTCGAACGGCATGGCGCTATTCCAAGATCAGCTAGACGAATTATCTGAGGAGCTTGCCAAAGCTCAAGTCACTCACTTGATGTCCAAGGGCAAGAAGGTAAGCCGTCCCTCGGTTCGCATGATGGTCGAATGGTACAAGCTCAATGGGACTGAGATTGTTGACCGCCGCGCCCAAGACAATGACCCGTTGCCGGATAAGTGGATACCGGTCATCCGCTGTGAGGGCAATGTACTTGACTTGAATGGGCGCGTGCGTCGCAAGGGCATGGTTGAGGATTTGATGGACCCGGCGCGCATGTACAACTACTGGCGCACCATGGAAACGGAATTGTTGGCCCTGGCCCCGAAGGCTCCGTTTATTGTGGCCGCTGGCCAGCTAGACGGGCATCCCGAATGGAAGGATGCGAATCAGAAACCGTATTCCGCATTGGTTTACGAACCGGCGTTCGTGGAACAACCGGACGGCAGTAAGCAAGTGTTACCGCCGCCGCAGCGCCAGCAACCCGTCGCGGTTCCTGCGGGCGCGGTACAAGCCGCGCAAGGGGCACAGCAAGACTTGATGGCGGTCGCGGGTATGCCGCATGAGCCATCCGCCGATGTCCCCGGCGCGGCCATCTCAGGCGTTGCACTACGCCAGCGGCAAGCGCTGTCGGACATCGGGCATTTTCAGTATTACGACAATCAGACCCGCGCCATTGCGCACACGGGTCGCATCTTGTTGCAGTTGATTCCGTACTATTACTCCGGTCAGCGAATGCAGCGGATTATTGGTGAGGATGGCATGCCCGCCATGGCACCGATCAATCAGCCGCAACAGAACCCGATGAACCCTGCGATACCGATGATCCTCAATGATCTATCGGTGGGCCGCTATGACGTGGTGATGGACACGGGGCCCGGCTATGAGACCAAGCGCTTGGAAGGCGCAGAGTCGATGATTGATTTGCTCAAGACGCCGCTGGCGGAATCCATTGTGAAAGTCGGCGCAGATGTCATCGTGCGCGGGATGGACTTCAATGGCGCATCTGACCTTGCTGACCGTTTGATGGCAGTGAATCCCACGGCCATGCAACAGGCGATGCCGGGATTGCCGAAACAGGCGCAGCAAATCATCTCGACCATGCAACAACAGTTGCAGCAAGCGCAATCGACCATTCAGCAATTGCAACTTGAGATTAAGTACAAGACCAATATTGAGCAAGGTTGGATGAAAGTCGAAGAGGACAAGATCAAAGCCAAGTCGGGCGAGGTGGTCTTGGATAATTTGACCAAGCGCGAAGATACGCATGTACGCGCTAATACATCCCGCGACGTCGCGGAGATTCAGGCCGGTGCGCAATTACTCAACACGCATGTGGAAGCGGCGCACGAAACGGTTGCGCGCCGCGAAACACTAGCAGCGGCAGAGCGCGCCGAATCCAAGCCTAGCGGCGCGGCATAAATCGATTCGATTAGCCAAGGCGCATTAATTTGCGCAGAGGATTCCTATGGCCAAGATAGTCACATCGGCGGGCCTGAATGAGTTCATCAGCACCGGCAAGGTGAGTGAGGAAATCAAATCAGAGAAACCAAAGCCGAATGGTGCGGAAGTAAAAGCCGAAACCCCGGTCCCAGAAAAACCTGCGGAGCCTGCGGAAGAGCCTCAAAAAGAGGCACCCGAAGCGCCCGATGATGATGTAGCGGACGATGATGATACCCGCGCCGCAATGGAGCAAAGCGAGAAGCTGCGCGACGCCATTGCGAAAAAGAATGCCGTTATCAATCGCAAGCATCGTGAGATGCGCGAAGCGAAAGAGGCGGCGGAAGAGTCGGAGCGGTTTGCGGAAGGTCAATACACCCGCGCCCGCCTTGCCGAAGAGCGCGCCACTGCGTTACAGCGGGAGCGTGATGAGTTGGCGGCGAAAGTTACGCCGCCAGAAAAAAAGCAAGAGTTGGTCAAGCCAGACCCGCAAAGCTTTTACGATGACAAAGGACAGTTCAAGGCGTTTGAGTACGCAGAGGAATTAGCCGCCTATTCAGCGAATAAAGCGGTAGCGGATTTCGAAACAAAACAGGCGGAAGAGCGGCGCAAAGCCGAGACCGCAGCCAATGAAGCGAAGGCGCGTGAACGTGTGGCGGAAGCCACCAAGAAACATCCTGACTTCACGGAAGTGATGCAAAAGGCTGACGTTCATACGCACAACGCGGTGCTGCAATACTTGTCCGCAAGCGACCACATAGGTGAGGTGTCTTACTACCTCGCGACGCATCCTGAGTACGTTGAGAAATTGAACGCACTCAATCCGCTCAAAGCTATCGCTGAAATCGGAAAACTTGAATTGACTTTCGAAGGGCCCGCGCCGTCCAAAAAAGACGATGCCGCGCCCGCGAAAGTAATCGGGAGTGCCCCCGCGCCCATCAAGCCGCTGAACTCGCAAGGCTCCGTCAATACCAACACGGACCCCGCCAAGATGAGTTTCAGGGAGCTTCGGGCCTACGAACGAACACGCGCCGTGCAACGCAAGCGCTGATCGCAAAGCACTCCTAATAACCTTTAGGAGCAAAAACCGTGGCTAATAACCTACTCACCATGAGCTATATCACCAATGAAGCTCTGGTAGTGCTTGAGAATGAATTGGTGATCGCGAACCGTGTGGAGCGCCAATACTCCAACGAGTTTGCGCAGACCGGCGCAAAAATTGGCAACACTTGCAATATCCGCAGGCCCCCTCGCTACATCGGTACCTATGGTCCGCCGCTGAATGTTGAGGACAGCAACGAAACCTTTGTTGCGGTCCCGCTGATATTCCAATTCCACGTGGACGTGCAATTCACCACGCAAGACTTGGCGCTGTCGATGGACATGTTCAAAAAGCGCATCTTGCGCCCGCAGATCGCGACCGTGGCGAATCGCATTGATTCGGACACCGCGCAGTATGCGTATCTCAATACCGCGACCACCTTGGGCCAATTCGGGGTGTCCCCGGCGAGCTACAAAATATTCTCAGATGCGCGTGCCTATCTCGCATCGGAATCATGTCCGACTGAGGGTGAGAAAAATTGCGTGCTGGACCCCGTGTCCATGTCGGCGGCGACCGATTCCGTCAAAGGGCTCTTTAACCCCCAAGCGCAGATTGGCGAGTACATTGAGAAGGGTTTGGTTGCGCGGCAATTCGC